AGCTGACCGGTCATCGTAATACCTTCAGCAATTCTAATATCATAGAATCTAAAGTGAACGTTACCCATTGCACCGTAAAGAGAGTTCATCAAGATCTTAGCAGCCATCTGCTTTGAGTTAAGACTAGATATCAGACCAAGGTACTTCTTGTCTTTAGTCTCCTCGTACTTGCTTTGAGCTGCAAGCATTTCCTTCTTAGCCACTTGACGAGAAGTAAAATAGAAGTCAATTAACTCCGGGAAGATACCTTTCTTCTTACGAGTAAAACATTGACCATTAGCAGTCATAGACCAATCGTTCTTAAGTATCTCAGAAGTATTAACTTCACCGTCAATTAACCGCTGAATACTTTTCTCGTCATCAGCTAAAAACTTCTGACCGTCTACCAGAGTCTCCGGTGACATATTCCAAGACATAATAATAGAGGGGTAAAGAGAGGTAGCGTCAAAAGATACTACCCAGTCGTATTGAGTCGGCTTAGGTTCCTTAACATACGCACCCATAATAGTTCGATCCATAGCTGGATCAACACCCGGTGGGTTATGGACGATAATATTGTTTCTCAACAGCTTGTTATATAAAATACAATCCCACGTCCTTACAGAGGAAAAGATATCTGTAAAATTACACTTAGCATCATAAGCCATCGTAAGAATCAGAGTAATGATTCGCATCTTATCTTCAAGACGGTCAACTAACTCTACGTCTCGAATATTATAGTCTACAAACAGTTCCCAGTCCTTGGTATAGAACTCTTTAAACGTTGCATGAGGGTTCTTTAACTTCTGCTCCCCTAACTCCTCCATCGCAACGGTATCTAGTTTATAATTCTCAACCATCTTATAAGAGAACTTCTTATAGAGATCCATAAAGTCAAGAATAGAGATACCACACCACTCAAAAGCTAACTGGGTACGACCACGCGCCGTAGGTACTTCATACTGCCTTATATAACCCCAGGGTGAGCATTCGTTCAGAGCCTTCTCACCCAGCACTTTCATAATTCGTGAAGATAGGTAGGCGATATCGAATAACTGACTATTCCAACCAGTAGTCACATCCGGGTAATCAGACTTATGATGGTTAATAAACTGGCGTAGAAGATCGAACTCATCCTTACACTGAACGTATACTGAATTAGGTTTCTTGCTTAGATAAGGACCACATCCAAACGTAGTAATTACCTTAGTATTAAAGTCCTGTACGGAAATAAGCGTGACTTGTTCTTGTGCAGTCCTGGGTTCAGGAAAACCGTATTCAGTAGTAGTCTCAATATCGATAGTTACAATCTTCATTAACGATATATCGAATTCAATCGTATCAGGGAACATCTTACTGATGAACTGATAGCCGTAACTTCTATTACCGAAGATAGGAAAATTACTTACTTCTTTATATTGATCGACGAAGGCTCGAGCCTCTTTGATCGTACTGAACTTAATCTTTTCAAGATTTTCACCCCACAACGATTTAAATTCTGATGGCTTACCAGAACGAACATAAAGGGTAGGTTGAAAGGGAATCTTTTGATTTACGCGTTTTCCGTCTTTAAAACCACGGAAATGCACGTAATCACCGCGCGTATAGATATTGGTATAGAAGAGCATTTGTCTATTATATATTACCTTGCAAGACGTTGCAAGATCATTCGGTCATAAATATTACGTAAATAGCTATGTAATATTGACCGTAAAAATCTAACAGGAGAAAAAATGTTCAGCAAAAAGATTGCCATAATGGCACTTTTTGTTATGATGTTTGGAAGCACAACTGCTCAAACGACAAGTGGCACCTCTAGCACAACCGGGGGAACAACGACAGGGACTACAAGTCTCATTAATCAAGGAACTTACGATAGTAAGACCCTGGTTGACACCAACAGCACTTCTAACAGTGTTAGCACCGTTAATAGTAATAGTACTGCTAATAGTAACAGTACTGCAACCAGTACATCTACTGTAAATAGCACATCAACAAATAATAACAACAATAATAGTGCAAGTACCAGTACAAGTACAAACGTTAATACTAACAATAATATTAACAGTGGAACTCAAACGTTTAATAATAACAACGTTAATTCCGGTACCCTGACATATAATAATAACAACGTCAATTCTGGTACAATGACTAACATTAACCAGAATACATCCACTTCTACAAGTAATAATAATAACGTTAATACTAACCACAATATTAACAGTGGTACTCAGACATTTAACAATAATAATGTCAGTACAAGTACATCAAACAATACCAATATTAATAAAAATGAAAATACTGGTACGATGACATATAATAATAACAACGTCAGTACAGCAACTAATAATAATGTCAATACTTCTACTAGCACTAACAATAATGTGAATACTGGTGACATGACTAATCGAAATATTAGTACATCAACATCACAAAGTGTTAATACAAATAATAACGTTAACCAAAACGCTAATATTAACCAGAACATTAACTCTGGTGAAGTAACTAACATCAATAAAAACGAAACCCTTATCACACAAAAAGTAATTCAGCCTCCCCCAACAGCGGTTGCACCTACGATGATGAGCGGAGGTAATAATGACTTATGTTCTACCGGTTCATCTGGATCAGTTCAAACGCAAGTGTTTGGTGTTTCATCTGGCGGAACAATCAGAGATTTAAATTGTGAACGCTTAAAGCTATCAAAGACCCTTTTCGATATGGGTATGAAGGTAGCTGCTGTTGCTACTATGTGTCAAGATAGAAGAGTATTTGATGCTATGATGGCAGCCGGTACACCATGCCCGTATGATGGTAAGATAGGTGAGCAAGCTAAAGCATCATGGGAATCTAATCCAGATAAAATACCGCAACTTGAAAAAGAGAGCAAACATGAAACTGCTAAAAACATTGGGCTTGGCTCTTTGCTTGGCATTATTGTTCACGCCGCTTTTAAGTAAAGCCCAGACACTAGTACCAGGTCAAGTCTCTACCACCGGGAATATTGTTCAAGATACACCCTATGGTGGTCCTACGCCTTGGGTTGGTGGAGTCTATCAAGACCAATTAACTTGTTGGGGTCAGCAAGGGGATACAGGTTACTGCGGTCCAAGTCCAATCGTACGTCCAGGTGGTAATATTAATTTCTCGTACGGCTCATCATACATCTATCAACAGCAACATATTTCCACATTACTACCTTCATCTACAGGCTTACAAGTTAATGGTTATAACTTTGGATTTATGGCAAAGAATGGTAATGGCTGGGATGACGGTCGTGTAGACAGCTTAACGGCGTTGGTTCGATTTTGGGATAACACAAATGGTAGAGCTGCTAATAATTTATTATACGGTGATGTATTTTCGTTAAATTATAAATTTAACTGGACACAATTTGATTATTCAAAAACATTTACAACCCCGCTTGCTGTACCCTCTATCGGGCAGGTACAGTATGGTTTTATAGGCAGAGATAATAACGGGTGGGCAGGACCTTATGGACCAGAGATCTATAATGTTAGTTTTAGTTTAAAATATTCTGTAGACCCATGTGCAACAAATATATTCAGTAGTCCATCGTGCCCAGGGTATTTGGATGCATTAGCTAAATTAGCTCCTAAGACTACTACTACAACAGAAGCTACAGTATCAGCGACACCTCCACCTCCACCTGAAATGGTTGCAATAGCACCAGGAGCCCCGCCACCACCAGGCAGCCCTCCACCTCCCGGTAGCCCTCCTCCTGAAGGTTCGCAACCTCCACCTCCACCACAAGGTGGTCCTGCTCCAGCTGGAGCTCCTGCACCTGGGCCAATGCAACAAGCATCAGCTCAACAACCAGCACCTGGGGGGCAGCAGGCAAAGGCCGGTGAGGTAAGTGACTCATCAGGGTCATCTAAGACTACTGTATCTTTATCTTCTGTTCTTAGTATGATTAGTTCCAATCAAGATAAGACATCTGCACTAGAAAAGTCTGTAGTTCAGTCAGCGGATTCACAAGCATTTTCTGCAGGTGAAACGGCCAAACAACAAGCTGAAAAGATTGCAGGGGATCAACAATCACAAAGTATAAGTGCTAGTGGTGGTTCCTCCAGCACTTCACAGACAGCAAGTTCTCAAACATCATTTACGCAAACACAAAGTTCAATGGCTTCCTTACAGGGAGGTCAACAATCAGTTAATGCTTCTAATAGTGCAAGAGTACAACAATCTATTAACAGTAGCGTTAGTTCTCAATCAAGTACTTTAAATTTTACAGGTACAACAACTCAACAAAGTAGTTATCAAAATACAACCAGACAAGAAGCTAATGTACCCGTGGCTGCTCCTACAGTATCTTATAGCTTAGTCACTCCTGCAAGACAGTCGATTCAACCTCAAGTTGAATTACCTATGCTTGAGGGTATAAAGTTTGGAGTTAAAAATGCAGTTGACTCGGCAATGGAGTCAAGACCCTTTGTACCTCAAATGAATGATAATTCACAACAAAATGATAGTGTGAAGAAAAATGTTGCAAATAACGAATTAGCTGGTAACGTATCAATTGAGTCAATTGCAAAACAACCTGCAAATTATGCACAATATTTTGTTATGATGCCAGATGTTGCATTTTATGCACCTAAAGAAATTTATAGAAATCAAA